ATGAAAACCGCACGAATTCCGGAGCAGTCAGGTCGGGAGAGATCGAAGTGGATCCGTATCTCTTTCGAATCAATCGCCAGCCGTTCTGCCAAATATCGCCCAGACGTCGACGGCCTCAGGGCCGTTGCGGTGCTCGCGGTGCTTTTCTTTCACACAGGATTGGCTCCATTCAGAGGCGGATACGTAGGTGTCGATATTTTCTATGTCATCTCGGGGTATCTCATCACCTCGATACTGGTAAAGGATCTGACTGATGGCAAATTCTCGCTCGTGACGTTCTACGAGCGAAGAATGCGCCGCATTTTTCCGGCTCTCTTCACGGTCTTGTTCTTCTGTATGGTGGCCGCCTCGGTCCTGTTCGATCCGAGAGAGATGATCAGTTTCGGGAAATCGCTGCTCACGACAACCTTCTTTGTCAGCAACTTCTATTTCTGGCACAGCGCGCAACCCCTTGGTTATTTTGACCGCGCCGTCAGTTCGCAGCCTTTACTCCATACCTGGTCGCTTTCGGTGGAGGAACAGTTCTACCTTTTCTTTCCAGTGACACTGTTTCTGCTCTTTCGTTGGACAAAGAGAGTCAATGCATGGTTGATCGTCCTGACTGCAGCCTCCTTTGCCCTCAATATCTGGGCGACGCAGCACAAGCCGGTGGTGGCTTTCTACTGGATCATGCCGCGAGCGTGGGAGTTGTTAGCGGGCGCGATGCTGGCGACCAAGGCAGTGCCGCATCTTCGTAACCGCATCTTGCGGGAGTTTGCCGGGTTCCTGGGGCTAGGGATGATCATTGCCGCCGTAAGCTTCCCAATCCGGAGCGCATTATTCCCGGGCTACATCGTGTTATTACCGTGTCTGGGAACGTGGCTTGTCATCTATGCCGGGGAGGCGGGAGGGTCCTTGGTGCGAACCCTGTTGAGTTTTCGTCCACTCGTTTTCGTCGGAGTCATATCCTATTCACTGTATTTGTGGCATTGGCCGGTCATCGTATTCAGCAATCACCTGCCCTTCCAGATAACGGGTAATTCTGAAATAGCATTTGTGCTGCTATCCTCTATTGCTCTGGCATTTATTTCCTTCGAATATATCGAGCGGCCGTTTCGAGGCGGGAGTTCTCCATTCAGTAGGAGACAGATCTTTGCTTTTGGCTTCGCCGCAAGCACAGCTACCTTTATTTTTGGATCCGCTGCCTTCCTTTCGCGCGGTTTGTGGCAGCGGTACGATGCGAAAACCAGACAAGTAATTGAAGGCAATCTTGAACGGATGGATGACTTCGATGGATCTTGTTCGAACTGGAAAACGGAGTTGCAGAGTGTTAATCATCTGAAGTTCTGCTCCCTAGGCAGTCAGCCATCTCACAGGATCATGTTTTGGGGAGATTCTCACGTTGAACAAATGTATCCGGCGATCAAGCGACTTTATGGGGATGGGGGCTCGGGGAATCGCGGTGCGATCCTAGCTATTGCAAGCGCATGCCTGCCGGACGAGAATCTGAATACGGTGGGCGACGGATACCACTGTGATGCGTTCTCCAAATATGCCAGGATTCGCGCTGAGGAAGAGGATATCGATACTGTCTTTCTTGGATTCAGTACATGGTTGCTCATCAGAGACAAGCGGGTATGTGAAGTGGTTGACGGAACCGGAAAGTGTGGGAAACTGCTTTTGCGCAACGAACTGATCCGTCGCTTCGAAGAGGACCTATCCGGCGCAATTCGAGCGCTAAAGAAGCACGGAAAGAATGTGGTCGTATGCCTTCCCTTTCCGATTTACGATAAACCGATTCCCGAACTCGAGATCAGCAACGCGGTATTCGGCCGGTTCGGTTTGTCGGATACCGCTACGGATATTACTTCCCCCACGCTCGGAGATGAAATTAGAGCAGTGGCTCTTGGCGCTGGTGCAGAGATCTTCGATCCCAGGCTGATTCTGTGCCCGGGAAGGGATTGTCTTACCCAGGTGAATGGTATTTCGATTTACAAAGACACCAACCATCTCGCAGGAAGTCAAGTTGGAATACTTGAGAGCAGCCTTCGTGAGGTCCTTCAGCACGAGCCTTTTGAACGAACGGTTCCTAGGTCGCCACCTTGGTCGGACGGAGCCACTCATAATGGTCCCCTGCGGGACACTAAAAGTCGGTAGGAGGGAAGATCCGACACTCGACAAGCGCTGCCGGTATTCGACGGAGGAGAGGTCAATGACAAATGGGTTGCCGATGTCGCTGACGAAAACAGGCCGTTGCGTATACCCAAAGTGCCAATGAATGGTCGGGGCGGAGGGATTCGAACCCCCGACCCTCTGCTCCCAAAGCAGAAACAGACATTTTCCGCCATTTACCGCTGATTGTCGTCTATTACCATAAGTGAATGTTGCACATTGATTTATTGTGCATTTGCCCGGTACTTTCGGGATTCTGTTTACTGTCACTTCCCAAATAAGGTCCCCCCAATTTCCACCACAACAAAAGTTGTATGAGCCGCATCTTTTGCGCTTGACACCCTTCGCATTAACGCCTATACGTATATGTAGACAATGAAAACGAGCTACTCAACCGGCGAAGTCGCAAAAGCAATAGGGGTGGACAAGTCCACTCTCTTGCGCTGGCTCTATGCAGGGAAGCTGCCCGAGCCGATTAGCGAGACCTTTGGTGGGGTTGAGAGCAGGGTCTGGTCCGCGGCCGATCTGGAGCGGGCCCGGGCCTTCCGGGAGCAGCATTACCGCAAGCGCTCCTAAAACAGAAGCGCGCCCCGCAAGTGTTCGAAGCACTCGCGAGGCGCTAACCGAAGTCGCCGCAGAGGAGGCAACAATGGTTTCGAATAAGCGTACCACTACCCCCACTCACACTCAACAGTCCAACCTGGACTGGAACGTTCCCCAAGAGCCCAGCACGCCGGCGTCCGAGTACTCCTTCATGGAGAACTTCGAGCACGTCTGGGGGATCGCCCTACATAGTTCGTTCGGCCCGGTCGATGGTGGGGCGGTGGCACAATGAAGCCCATCCATTACGATCTGTGCCAAGTAGCCATGATTTTCTATTTCGCAAACTGCCTGCGCAAAGCGAACGATCCGCCGATTACCCTCGCGTCTCTCGAGCTCGTGAAACAGGGTCGGGGGTACACATGGAACCAACGATAAGCCGGATCGCCATTTACGCGCGCGTCAGCACAAACGACCAGCACCCTGAGATGCAGCTTGGCGAGCTTAGGGAGTATGCCCAGCGGCGCGGCTGGAGCATCACCAGCGAGTACGTAGACGTCGGCGTGAGCGGCGCGAAGCAGTCTAGGCCTGAGTTGAATCGAATGATTCAGGACGCGCACGCACGCCGGTTTGACGCGGTCGTTTGCTGGAAGCTTGATCGTCTCGGCCGCTCACTGAAACACCTGGTTACCACCATAGAGGACTTAGCAGCCTACGGCGTGAGCTTTGTTGCCCTGAGAGACAATCTCGATCTCAGCACGCCCCAAGGCCGCATGATGATGCATCTCTTGGCCGCATTTTCGGAGTTCGAAAGGGCCTTGATCGTCGAAAGAGTGAATGCAGGCATAGCTGCAGCCCGACGCCGCGGCGTCCGGATCGGCCGGCCTAGGACATACATCTCGCCGGACAAGGTGCAAGCGCTTCGAGACGCGGGCACACCCTGGCGGAAGATCGCAAAGACTTTGAAGATCGGCACTGGAACGGCGGTGCGTGCTCTTCAGCAGTTGACGAACTAGACAACCCGAAAGGAAATGGAGACCCCTTTAGACATGAACGCCCTTGTTGCCTCGGAAACTGTAGCCAGCAACCCTCCTTCAGTCCCACAAACCTATTTGGCGGCAATCCTACAGAATGTCGCCGCCCGCACTCCATACTGCCAGTACTTTGATCTCTACTACGAAGGCAGAGAAGACAAGATTACATTGGGCGTCAGTTCTAGATCACTCATGGCCGCGAGGCTGATTAGCTCCGCTGCGGATGGTTTCGAGCGGGAGTTTTCCGAACAGCTGCGATCCCGTAGCCCAAGGATCCGCGCCGAAGCTGCCCCCTTACGCGAAGCTCGATCTATTCTGAGGAGAGCCGCCAGGAATCTCGATCGGGAACTTTCCGCACAACTTGAAGAAAGATTTGGGAAGTCGCGTCACGCATAGATCGCCGAGAACACCTCAACCCCTAAGCGCGGCGGGCTTCGGCCCGCTGTGCTTAGGGGCTTCTGATGGATCTGCAAGCTGGTCATGGCTTCACCGCCAATTAGCGGCGATCTTCTTCGCATCTCGAATGGCATTTATCTTGTCTTGAGCCGACGCCTTTAGCGAAGAGATGATCTGCGAGACAACCGTCAATCCTTCGATCCGGACGTTTCTTGGTGCGCGGAGAAGCGAGTCGGCGCTGCCCATGCTCCACGGCTTAGCCTTCCAATCTTTGTCCCCGCATTCATTTGTAAACTCGATTGGGATGCAGGAGCGGAAAGCCAACTCCCAAACTGCATTCTTGCCGTCTACGAATCTGGCGAATCCGATCTGATAAGGAGCTGCATTCTTGCCGTCTACGACTCCGAGTTGACAAGGATCTTCGTCCCATGGTCCACACCAGACCTCGATACCGAGATTGAGCGCAGCAAGCTCTTTATTAAAAGACGCGATGGTCTCGTTTATTTCGTTGGATTCTTGGTTGAGGGTTTCTGCGATAGAAGCAAGCTCAGAGAGCTCGTTTGGTGACATTGGGATTCCTCCCGAGGGGCGGTCAGCCCGCGTTGGATTTTCTGGTCGAACCCTGCAACTTCGCTTCCGCTCAGACGCACGGCAATCAGATGGACAAACTATAGCACCCGTACCCTGGATATTGTTGGAGTTCCGCAGCGCGCACCTTGAACCATCACGTTTCAGGTACGCGCCGACGCCGCGGCGCCCGTGGCAATTGGCGTAGGGTTCAGAAGCATGCCGGGAACCCACTTATGGAACATGCTGGACCTTGACACGCGACGCGAAATAGATGCACGCGCACGCGCGTCGCGCGCGTACTGGTCCCGAAACGTCACAAAACGTAACATTTTCTCTTCTGTAAATGTCAGGTTTTGTCAGGTTCTCTCCCCCGCTTTTATGGTGATATCCGAGTACCAGCGTGGAAGATCCTCCCTTTGCAGGCTAGTAGTGCCAATTCTTCCGAGGATTTGAACCGCATCCCATGCGATCGAAGAATGGCCTCAGTGTTCCGAATCGAAGCGACCTGCTGCTGAAAGTTGCGCTTCGACATGGCTTCTCTGAGAGCGTCGACTTCGACATCCAGCTTCACTGCAATCTCTGAATCGGTAAGCTTGGCCCCCGCAACCAGCATGTAGGCTAGCTGGTATTTCCCTCGCAGGCAGTAACTGGCGCGCTTGCGCTGTCGTTTCTTCATCTCAGCAGATCCTCTCCAATTAGGCATTCGGTGCTTCAAAAAATGGGTCGCGGGGTGCGTAACATTTCTCTGGAGTTCGCATCCCCCCTAAAAACCTCCCCGCGATGTTGCACCGTGTTGCATTTTCGTGGGAAATTATGGGAAATTTCAATGGTCGAAAAACGTCGTAAAGCGTCGTATTTCAAGGTTCCCTGCGTGCGCCCGGCATCGGAAACCCGGCATCGGAAACCATCGGAAACTACTAACATTTACTAACAGCTGCGCGCGATTCGATTCGGCGGAAAAAGTCAACATTTGTCAAACCGGTCTGTACGAGGGCGCCAAAGTGAGTCCCTCCTCAGCTGCCGCCGCTTCCGCGGGCCGTGTCCGGCAAAGTGAAGATATCCAATCCCTTATACGGGTCGTATACTCCTTTTTCCATTTCCAATTCCATTGATGATGGTTCGCATGTATCGAATGCCCTATATTCAACCTGGGCCGCGGCCTCTTCCATCGCCAACCTTTCTTGGTTTAGGGCATTCTGGACCAGCAGAGGGCTTCTGGACCCTTGACCCGGTCTCGCGTAGACCATGTTTGGATCGGGAATCCCTGCAGTTTCGGACGATACGCCGGGGACGCTCGTCCCCCCACTTGCAGAGAAGAACCAGTTTTCCATGACTTCAATATTCAGTTGGTACTGGCCAGCCGGGCAGAGAACGTAAATGTTGTTGCCCATGTTCACCAAAATGGGGCTTGGGACGTTCGCCAAGAAGGTGTCGGCGCCGGCGTTTATCTGTTCCGGTGTGTATACCCCTCCAGGAAATTGTGCGGGCGTGCTGTTCATCGAATTAACCTCTCTTGTGTTCTCTTGGAAATGTCGTAAAACGTCGCATTCCAGAAAAGTGCTAGTTAAGTCACACGATCTCTTCCGAATCGATCCGGTATCTGCGGCTCCGGAAAGCACCGGCAATTCGCAAACTGTCCACAGTGCGCCGTGAAGCCATCAAGCGTGGGAGGCTTGTTCCACGGAACGAACTTGCCTTCCATTTCCTTGTGACTCTTGCGCACATCCGCATCGCGACTGGTGCGCCAGAAGTAGCCCTCGGAACCGATATGCTCGGCCCGGGCCTTCGTCAGCGCGGTTGCAGTACTCGAGACGCCAGTCCGAGCCAAGCGCATCGCCGAACTCTTACTGACTTCGCCGGACCGCATGATTTCGGCGGCGATCTCGTTTGCCCGCGTCCCTTTGGAGATGCCCTCAATCGTCAACGTGTGAAGGCGCTGGGCCGCTTCGCGCGGGATACTCGTGATGTACTGCACTTGTTCAGCCAAGCTTACCCGCATGGCCGCGCCTGTCGGAGCTTCCTCAATCTCCTTGCGAAGTGCCTGCCCAATCAGCCGACCATGCTTTTCCCATGCTGCCGCATCGCGCCGGCTTACATCGGCGATCATCCGGCTTGCTACCGAGTTCGCCCATGGGTGGAGGAGGTCGGCATAGGAATTGAGCATCGCCGTCAACTCGCTCACATTGGCGATTACTCCGTCCGGAGCAACGCCGCGGATGATCTCGCCAACGTGATTCGAGAGCTTGCGCAGTTGAATTGAGTACTGCGTCTCCGCGTTCCGGCCTGCCAGAAACCGTTCGCGCGCCTCCTGGCGAAACTTGCGAAGGTCAAAGCGGCTGGGCGGTTGTGTTCCGTCTCGAGTAAGCGTCATGGGTCACCCGTTGGCCAAAACTGACTGCGAAGGTGCAGAAGATGGGTCCACGTCGAGGCATATCAACTCGGTGTAGAAGTCATCACCGTGGCCGCGCGTGTCACCAGAATGCTCGGCGACGATCACGCGGTAGAGGCCGTCGTTCGCGATCGTGGCCGGATAGTACTGCGAGGTGTAAGACGGAAAACCCGCGTTAGGAAGCGGCCCGATAAGCCGCGCCCGGTTGATGTCGCGGTTGTTGATCTTCACCGCCTGGCCGATGCTGATCAGTGGGTTCAGAAGACATCGCACAATGATGCCGTTATCGGTCTGTTCCGGAGTGCCGATCATGCCGGTTGCCGAATTGATCTCGACGGCGGTACCGGGCAGATAGCCGGTGTTCGGGACGAGTGTGATGACTCCGTTCTGGATCGACCAGCGGCAATTGTTCTTGTCCGCCAGCTCGCGCATGTGAATGCGGGCCATGCCGAACTGCGTCTTGCCACGCGGCAGAATGCCGCCAAGCGTCAGATACCCGTTCGCAGTCTGGGTAACGGGCAACCCCATCTCGGCGGCGATCGCCGAGAGAGTCTGCTGATCGGTAGTGCCTGCGGGAAATGTCTGGTTCATGATTGCGTTGTTGTAAGCGCGATCACCATCCCCGGCCCTGATCTCCAGAAACGAATCGACGTTGCGTTCCTTGCCGAAGTAAAACTGTTTGATGTCGCCCTGAAAGATGTTGGCCTTGTTGCCGTTCTGAAAACCAGCCGTCAACGTCACGGTGTCGTACTCCTGAACGATCGAGTTCACCGTGTCTTCCGCGAGGTTATACACCCTCGCCACGAGAGTGTTGGGCGTATCGACATCGCTGGCCTTCACATCGAAGCGAAAGCGCAGGTTCGAGAGATCGAGGCCCTGGCCGCCCTTGCTTACGACTAGCTGCGCGTAGCGTCCGAACTGCCCGCTGAAGGGCGTCGATGTCGTACTCATATTTAATCAAACCTTTCAAAAAAATGGGGGGCGCGCAGCCATTGAACCCGCACGCCCTCCCCGCAACGAAAGAGCCCAAGGACAGGGGAGCTTAATTCCCGCCCACCAACAACCCCCTTCGTGCTTTTGGAATAGGGAGGAGAGGCCCTATTCACGCACGGTTGGCCAACTGGCGGAGCATGCCTGAACCAGCAGCGGCCAATCCGTGCAATGGCAAGGCCCACATGAAAGACCCTGCCAATTTTCAAGCGCCGTGCGTGCGCCCGTTTGCATCAGGAGTCCTCAGAGTGCCGACCCGCCCAACAGCAGCAATGAGGACTCCTGTGCTAATGGCGGGGCCTGTCTGGGAGGAGCAGACCCCGCCATATCGAGCGCCGCGCCCGCCAGGTTCGACGGGCGTTTGCCGGCGCAACTCAAGTCATCAAGATTCCGCGCGCAGGTACGTGACCGTTTGCGGAAATGGCTTGCCGGGTTCAAATTTGGGGGTACTTTCCACATAATCGGTGAGCCGAACTTCCTTCGGCGTGCTCAGCACGACGTCAGGATCGGCCAACAGGGATTTGAGTCGCGACTTCCAGCGTTCCGCCATGCCGTCCCGTGTGTCGCGGGCGCCTAAGCTCTCTGGCTCGAGTTCCAGCATCGCTGCGGAGACATCTTTGGAGATTTCAGGCATGTGCGGGACGCCATTCACGAGGAAGTCCATGCCCTGAAAGCCTTCGATGAGCTGCTGTAGCTCCGCTCGGCGAATGTTCAACTTTGTCAACTCTCGAGCTGCGCTGTCGATCTTCTCTTCCCTTAGAACGCGAACTGCGCAATGCATCTTCGCCGCTTCGGCAGGATGCAATTGCCTCTTTGCCTCTTCCAGCTCGTCGACGAGTGCCCCTCGCGTGTTCTGAGCTCGCTCCAGCTCTTCTTCGGCGAGACGCTTCCTTTCGGTCATCGCCTTGAGGTCCTCTGGAAGATGCCGAGCGTTGCGACCCGCCTTCAGTTCGCCAGCGCGCCACCGCGCGATTTTAGTTTCGAGATCGGCGAAGATCTCCAGTTCTCTTTGTGCATCCTGCAGCATCGCGTCAGCTTGGGCCACAGTGCTTGTTAGAGACTTGATCTGCTCGGCCGCTCTCGCAGTGTGCTCGATGGCCGCTTTCAGGTTTTTCCGTGCTTCGGACATGTGGTTCCTCTCTCCTTTTTCTTTTGTGCCTGGCTGCGTCAGATCCATCTGCCTGTGATGCTCTTCGTCAACACCATGCTGTTCAATTCGACCTGAACGCCGGCGAGACGCTCGCGCATCGCGGTCAGGTCTTCTGAGCTCAACAAAACAATGTGCGCCTTTCGTGAGCGATGGACTACGGTTCCACACACGATGCAGCCCTTCGCCGCGAAGTTGGTTACAAGGAACTCGCAGTCTCCGGGTACAATTGCGAGCTTCGGCGTATAACCTCTCGCCGAGGCAATGGCCTCATAGAAGCTCGCAGGGTTGCAAAGTGCAGCAAGTTCCCGTTCGTTAAGATCGATCGCCATTCGAAAGGCTCTTTCTGCGAGTCGATCCGCTGATCTCTTTCTGAGAAGGCCTTCCGGAATTCGGCGCGACGATCGGCCTGTAGGGCGTGACCTCATGTGCGCGCAGCCACCAGTGGTCCGCCAAATGCCTAGGCACCGGATGGGTACCCGCAGGGAAGTGAATCTGCTTGCCCGTCTCGACGGTGAGCCGCACGGGCCGGCTGAAATCCATCAGGATAGCATCGCTATCCTTGGCGGCTTCCTCGGGGGTTAAGACGACGGATGTTGGTGGAACGATGATGGGGAATTTTTCCCTTACTTGCGGCATGTGTTTTCTCTCCTTTTGGTTTTAGGTTTGTGGTGACGTCGCGCGATGTTCCAAAAACCCGTCGCGCGGCAAGGCTGTATGTGCTGGAAAAAGAAAACCCGAAGCGCGATGCTCCGGGTGTCCCTAAATGAGTTGGTTCCAGGGTCAACTGCTGGCTTTGAATTCGTCGGGGACACCAGCCTCGAGGAGGCTAAGAAATGCTCCAAGCTGTTCGTCGGTCATGCCCTCAACCTCATCGCCCATCTTTCGAAATGTCTCCGAAACTGTGAGCTTGCCGGCTTGGATGTCAGACTCAAGGGCGCGATCGGCCGCGTCCTCTATGATGGGCTTGATCTTCTCCCACCGGGCAATGAGTTGTGCTTGCTCCGCTGCGACTCTTCTTTTTTCTCGAAATCTTCTGAAGAACTTCATTTAACGGTTCCCGCGAGGTTACGCACCATATCGGAGTTGAGACGGCCCTGCCGGCGAGCGACTTCGCTGGCCGCGCCCTGCGGGTCTGTCGAGTTGATGTGGTAGTCCGTCTTCTGCTGGATGGAGATCGGCCTGTCCGGATTGCGAAACATATTGGCTTCGGCTGAACGACGCGCCGTGAGGGCCTTGACGGTGGTCATGTGACCGTCGACCAGAGCGTGGTTCCAGTACTGGAACTGATTCGCCGCCCCGGCGTAGTCGCCTCCATTCAGCTTGCGAAGCAACGTCGAGTCCGCAAACTTCTTTGCCCCGACGTTGAACACGAAGTCCGCCAGCGCGGATTCCTGGTTGTGCGTCAGCTTGGTTTTCACATAACGATGCACAGCCAGAATCGCGGTCGCGAGATCGGACTGTAGCACCTGGTTCGGGTCGCGTCCCGCGATGCTTTCTCCGGGTGCAAGTTTGTGACCAAAGAAGGCAGTCGCATGACCGCTGATGTCCTGATAGGCCTGCGCGCGGAAGCCCTCAAAGTGTTTCACCATATCGGTGAGGTAAGGCACGACGGCAGTCTTGGTCTTCTGCGCAACACCGGTGATGGCGTCCCATGCAGCATGCCCCTTCGGATCGAGGCCGAGCCAGCCCGTTACCTTTTCGGCTAGACCGCGACTGAAGACGATGCCTGCCAGTGCGATTGCGGCGGCGACCAGGCCGCCCGTGATCGCGAGAGCGCCCCCGCCTGCAGCGGCAGCGGCTCCCCCGGCGCCCTCGGCTGCGACTGCGCCTTCCCCGGCGATTGCCCCGCCACGGCCCAGCAGTTTGACCACACCCGATCCCAGCAGTTTTACCAGACCTGATAAGCCAGAAATATTTGCGAGAAATCTAAGCGACGAAGCGAGTGTTAGTAGTGCGCCGGCCAGGCCGATAACGCGTGTCGACAACCCCCCTGTAGACTTGTCGGCTTTTTCAAGATAGGCCGCAAGGTCCTTGAACCACCCCATTACGGTCATACCGATGGGCATCATCCGTGTCTGCAGCGTTTGGGCAAAGTCTCCGACGGCCCTATTCATTTCGTTGTATTTCTGAATAAATTTGAGGCTCTGCGCGGATTCCTTAGCCTCATCGCGCCCTGATGCCGCGAGCATTTGCTCGCGCTTCTGCATCATCTGCACCCATGCAGGAAAGTTCTTTTCGATCTGGGTGAAGCTTTGCTCATCCAGGCCGAACATCGCGGCCCACTGCGACGTCACAAAGTGCGTAGCGTTACCGCTCTTCGCGTCCATGTTGCGCAGCTTGGTGATGAGTTCAACCATCACCTTGGCGTTGTCCATCTGGCGCGGATCGATCCCGAGACCGCCAAGTATCCCGTTCAGACCTGGGTTCGTCCGGCGTGCCCCTGCCATCTTCTCGATCGCCTGCCGCGCGGTATCGGCGTTGATGCCAACCTGTTCGGCAGCAAAACTGAACACGTCGAGTTCCTTTGCGCTCGCCCCGGTACGCTGCGCAGCGAAGTACATTCCCTCCATCTGCTTGCCAGCCACGACCATGCCCGCGCCCATTGCGGTAATGGCAAGGGTGCTGGCTTCACCGAGCTTTACAAAGTTTTTCGCGAGTTCGACGGAACCCTTGGCAATTCGATTCATTCCCTCCTGGAAATTGCGATATTGAGTGTCGTTTACGGCAAAACCAATGCGGACAAGGAATTCTTTCAAAACGCTGCTGGAAGCCATACATTCACCATCCTTCGTCAGCGCCCTTTACAGACGCTCCAAATCTCTATCCTGTCGTCAAAAACTGAGTCTGGGTCGATATCGTGACTAGTATCCCCAGCGCAGCTTGCTCAAGGCCTTGAAGCGTTCCAGCGGACTCATCTTGCTGGTGTCGCCAATCTTTGCCCTAGCCGCCGCGCCCTCGGGGTTGTAGCGCTTATCCGAAGCAGCCCGGAATTGCTGAAGCGGGGTCAACTCAAGCGGCTCTCCTTTGAAAGTCAAAGAGACGTTGCCGAATCCGAGAGATCGAATTTGCTCTTCGGCCTCCTGAACTATCAGCAGGACAGCCGGGGGCACAGGTTCACCGTCATCGCGGACGGGATCCGCCCCGTTCAACTCGGATGCGAATTTTTCTTCGCTCATCACTCCCGGCTCACGATCGTTAAACCTCATACGCTCGCCCTGAAAACTTGCTCGGCCAAGATGCTTTTCCATCGCTTGCGACTCCTGTTTTTCTTGCTTGGTTGATGATGCGAAAATGCGATTTGCTAACATGTCTGCAATCAATGCAGCGTTTACCACTTGCGCAATAGCCAGAAGCACCATTCAGGCGGTCAGCTTTTGGTTCCAAAAAGTAAGGTTGTGAGGTCAACTATTCCCCGGCGTTTGCGACTGCCGCGTTAAACGGAATCACCTGGTGCCCCATCAACCGCTGCAGGCGTTGGATACGTTCCGCTGGCATACTCGAGAGCTTCACATCATCCAGGCGTTCAATGAATCCGGGCCGTAAGCTTGCGAGCACCAGCGCGTCCTGGCGGGTCAATGCCGCCTTGCTCGGCTCCGAAGTCGACGCCTGCGGATACGACTTCATGCGGTACTTCGGGCATGGATCTTTGCGCCGCGTTATGCGCGTGCATTCGCCGCTCTCTACCATGCGGTCAATCTCGCCCCGGCAGAGCCATTGGCGATGCGATCCATCCTCGTTCTGAAGCTGAATGCTTTGCTTGCGCATATTCCCTCCAATAAAAACCCGCTCCGAGGAGCGGGCGGTGTGATGCATACGCGATTTGCGAGCTACGCGGCTTCGTCGTCGCGCGAAGCGGAGCCCCGATATATCTCAGCCATCGCGCTCCCGCAGATCTCGCCGCGGCGAAAATTAGCGCGCTGGGGAAATGCATGACAGCGGCGCGGCATCTGATCCTGCGGTGGGATGAATCCGCACCTCGCGCGCCCGCAATCCAGGCAGCGCCAAACAACCAACTCTATACGCGCCGATGTTCTCGCCGCCCGCGCCTGGCGTGCATTCATTGCCAGCGGCTTAAGCTCTGCAGGGGCGGGCAGCCATTTGCTCAGAACCTCTCCGCGCTCATCTGTTGCGGTCGATGCCCACCAGCGCGCAAGGGCTCCTCTGACGTCCGCCGCATCGAAGAATCCAAGGACATGCATCCAGACCGCGAGTTGCGCCGGATCCGGTACCGGCCGGTTCGAAGCTGATCTGCACGCGTGCTCATAAATCTCAGACATTTCCTTTTTCGTCATCTGTATCGACCTCGTCCGCTTTAAATTGTTCCCATCTTTCCTTCTCCTGCGATTTGCTTCCGCCAACCTTTGCGCGCGGCCAGGTGTCTGGCGTATCCCACTTACCGCTCATAAAGAACTTGTGTGCGCTGCCGTACTGCCACTCGAGCGATGGCCCCTCGACCTGGTACTCAGCCCAACGTGCGGCCATGTGCGCGATACACTCCGACCCGGAGCGCGAGGTCGCTTTCGCGTGAGTGAGCATCAGCCGGTGAATTTCTTCCTGCTGGCGAACGGGGAATATCCCGACCGTCTCGCAGAGGATCCTCGCATCCGCAGAATCGGGAATGGATTGCCCAGCGCGCTCGCGCGCGTCCCCTTCCCTTCCCTTATCTCCTTCCCCTATCTCCTTCCCCTCAAGGCGCGTGTCGCTCGCGTGATCGACGCGACAATGACGCGTGATCGACGCGTCAATTGATTGAATCGATGGTGGTTCAGGAATCTCGCTTGCAGCTTCTCGATTGTTGATGAACTGATGCTTGCGCCAAGTCGGTATGTGACCGTAGACCTCACCCGCGCTCTCGTACTTGACAAGAAAGCCACGCGACGCTAACGCGTCAAGCACGCGTGAAAAGTCGCAATCATCGAACGGTAGGGCATCGAGCTTTAACTCTCGAGGCCTCCATTTGAAACGTCCTTCTCGGTCACAGCAGACCCACAGGCCGGCGTAGCCGAGACGCAATGGAAGACCGGTTTCCTTCTCGGCATCAAACAGCGCCGAGTGTTTAAAGAAACCCGGTTTGATCGTGCGGATGCGCGCCATCAGTCAGCCACCCACACATATTCCTCTGGCGCAAACTTCTCGACAAATTCCTTATTGCATAAGGGCGAGCATAGGGATAGCTCCACTCCACGCCGAAGGCAGATCGCCCTACCGTGGTTGATGCGCCTCGCGTCGCCATTTGCTACGACGCGCCGCGCCTCGGTTTCATCTAGGTGGCAGTCCGCCTCAGTACTCCATGGAGTGCTGTGTCGATAAACCGCCACCTGTTTCGGAACGAGATTCGTCTTCATTGCCGGATCTGGATACTTCCCAATATTGCCTTGTGGCGCGTAGCGCCCGGTGAAGTGCCAGATAGACTCGAGGGCGCCCACTGTCGCGAACTTTGGTAGATTCAGCGTCGCCATAAGGTCTGAGAATTTCGGATGATCAGGAACCGCTCGCAGCGCCATCTACTTTGCGCTCCTAATCCCGAGAGCGTAGTCAAGAAATCGCTGATCACATTCCACAGACCCGCAGCGATCGTTGCGGAGTGCCAAAGGAGCTATAGGCCGCATTCGAATCCCCCGGTTGTGCTTGCACCAGCTCGCCTCGCCTGATTCGACACGGTTATTTGCCTCCTCGAAGGAGATGACAGAGCTTGGCGGCCCGCTGTAACTTTGGTCCGGTGCGTAAACCTCGATATGTTCAGGCGCACGTCTGGCCATGAAACTTCCCCGCTCGCTCCATCCGGTGCCAGCTACGAGTAGGACTTCCTTGAACTAGGCTGCGACGGATTCGACCGCGGGAACCATGCCGCGCTCGACGAATTCCTGCACGGCGGACGTGGGAATGCGGCGGCTTCTCCCGATCAGAGTTGAGGCAATCTTGCGCTGATAGATCCATTGCCATATCGTCTTTTGCGAAACCGCCAAAACCTGTGCGGCCTCAGGGACTGTCATAAGTTGAACCATCCTGGTGTTGTCTGCCATTCATTTCCTCCCGTTGCTGCTGACATAAAATTCTCTCTGTCCAGATTTCCTGTCAATGCGCGGAAAAGGATCGCTTTGCTTTGATTTCCCAAGGAATGATTTGCAGTGTTACTTAGTTAGATATTTGTCGAGGAAATTGAACAAGCATGATCAACAAAAATAGTTTGCAATTGGACAATAGAAAGGCGGTGATAGAGAATCACAGCATCACAAAGAAGAGTGTCGGAAGGCGCAAAAGATGCCAGTTTTCAAGCGTGGCTCAATCTACTGGTTTGAATTCGAATTCTTAGGATCGCGTATTCGCGCGAGCAGCCACAGCAGAAATAGGGAAGTCTGCGAGCGCCTAATGAGAGATCGCCGGCGGGCCCTGGAGTTAGGGACTGGCGGCCTCACCAAAGTAGCGCGGCCGAAACTATTCGGTCAGGCTGCCGATGCCTACCTGTTAGATCGCGAACCCCACTGGGAGCCGAAGACGCGCCTGGTGCACGCAAATTCACTTGCGCACCTGAAACCGCATTTCGGCAATCTCATGCTCAGCGAGATCAGCCCGGCGCGCATCAGCAAATACCAGCGCTTCCGACTCAAACAGAAGTCGAGCCCGCGAAGCGTGAATATCGAGGTCGGGTTGCTTCGCCTCATATTGCGCAAGGCGAAGCTCTGGCACCACATTGCGGATGACGTTCACATGCTTAAGGAGCGCTCCGACATCGGCCGCGAGCTCAGCGACGATGAGGTCCATCGTCTGTTGACCGCCTGTAAGGCAAGTGCGAGCCGAAGCCTTTTCCTGGCCATTCTGACGTCGATTCACACCGGCCTTCGTTCCCAAGAGCTGCGCTTGCTGAGGTGGCGCCAGGTGGACTTGATTGAGGCGATAATCACAGTCGGCAAGAGCAAGACGCCAGGTGGAGAAGGACGGCTTGTTTACCTTAGCGCACTAGCTCTGCAGACACTCCAGAACTGGCGAGCGCAATTCCCGGATGCCAAGCCGAACCACGCAGTATTTCCGCGGGAAGCATATGGACTGATGGGCAAGAAGGGGACATTCGGCGGCACGGTGGCGCCTTACGAGGTTTTTCCCGATCAGCCGATTGGATCTTGGAAGAGCGCCTGGAAGAGCGCCAAGAAAGCCGCCGGCGTCGAGTGCCGTTGGCATGACATGAGACATTCTGCCGCAAGTCGATTGGCCGCGGGTGGGGCGACCGATCAGACCCTTCAGGCGCTGCTTGGATGGATGAGTCCTAAAATGATCGAACGATACAGCCACGTTAGGGCAGAAGCGAAGCGGATAGCCGTAAGGGTCTTTGATGAAGGCTCCAACCGAAAAGGTCCCCCCAATTTCCACCACAAATAA